CAGGAGAAGGAGGGCAATTCAAAATTTTTGAAGGCATTTCGACTTCCGACTATCAATATGAAACGCCGCAAATTGAGTTAAAGGGTGAAGGCCCTTGGAAGATACGAGTTAAAAAGCGTTTATTTAATCCGCGTGAAAGCGCATTTCAGGTTCGTTTTACTGATCTAGAAGACGTTCCATCAAAAACGCCACTCGCTAGTGGTCGTGGTGACACGATTCTCTGGACATCAATCGTTGCTGGCAAGAACATAAAAACGGGCTATAAGCACACCGCTTGTGTTGGCCTTGATCTTTCCACCGAACAGTTTGGTTCGGTGCCTCAGCGTGCGTATGAGATACGCGGCATGAAAGTCAGGATTCCTAGCAATGCAAGTCCTGATGCAAATGGACGCCTGATTTTTAGTGGTTCGTTTAACGGCAGCCTGCGTCCTGGGCGTTTTTATACAACTTGCCCGGTCTGCTGTCTTTATGACATGTTGACAAATGATCGGTACGGATCAGGAGACTTTGTAAACACAGCAAATATCAGCTGGGTTGATCTGATTGAGCTGTCGAAGTATTGCAACGAGCTGGTTACTAATTCCGATGGAACGCAAGAGCCACGGTTTGCAATCAATACTGTCATTGGCAATGCTGCGGATGCTTATAGCGTTTTGCAAGATCTTGCCAGCATCTTCCGGGGAATGCTCTACTGGAAGGCTGACACTATTCAAGTTGCAGCTGACCACGGCGTTTTAGGCAACATTTATACGGCTCTCGATCCTGTTCATATCTTTACTAACTCAAATGTTGTTGGTGGTGGGTTTAATTACAGCGGCTCATCCCTTAAGACGCGCAGCACAAGGATTCGTGTTCGTTACAACGATCCAGACAATTTCTATCGGCCTGGTTTTGTTGTTATTGAAAACAATGAGCTAGTTCAAAAATACGGATTCCAGACCAGAGAAATTATTGCTTTTGGCTGCACATCCAAAAACCAAGCCCAGCGCATGGGTAAATGGATGATGGCCTCTGAGGAAACAGAGGGCGAAACCGTCACGTTTTCTGTTGGCCTTGAAGGCTTGATGGTGCTGCCTGGTCAGGTGTTTGCAGTGTCTGATGCAATGCGTCAAGGCGCAAGGCTTGCAGGGCGTGTAGCGGCTTCCACGACAGCAACAGTTACCGGCGACGAAGACATCACGTTGCCAACAGGTTCTGATCCAAAGTTGACGTGTGTGTTGTCTGATGGAACGGTAGAGACCAAGGCGATAAGCGGCGTTAGCGGAAAGATAATTTCGCTGTCTTCCGCGTTTTCGTCTGCGCCCCAGGTCAACACTGTTTATTCAATCGAGGCCAGTAACGTCCAGCATCAGAAGTTCCGTTGCCTTGCTGTTAGCGAAGGGGATGATGGAACGTATTCAATTACTGGCGTTCAGCATGTTGACAACATCTATCAGGTTGTTGAGACCGAAAATGCGCTACTGCAGTTTGCAGACATAACAACGTTTGACGAAGCGCCACCAGCTCCAGTTGATCTAAAGCTGGTAGCGACCGAGATTACGAAAGAGGATGGCACGGGCAACAGGGTTTTTGCAAGTTGGAGTCGTGGCAATTCAATTACCGCTGTATTTTTTGAGATTAAATATCAAATAGGGGCTGGCAACTTTATTGATGCGACAACAAACAACACAAACTTTGAAATCGATGGCGTGCCAACTGGCACGGTGATTGAATTTAAGGTTCGTTCTGTTGGCCCCGCACCACGCGCCAAACGGTCTGCGTTTTCAACGTTCTCGTTTACTGTTCCTGCGGTTTCAAGCGTTAATCCATTTAACCCTGACGCAGCTTTGCCAGACAGTGCAGTTCTGCCACCAGATCCTACGGGTGTTTCTTTATCACCGATTGGCAAAGATCAGGTCAATATGTCTTGGGTGCTTGCAAACACTGGTGTTAATACAGACAATATGAAGGCGATAATTCGCCACACTGCAGATCAAACAACAAATGCAGATTGGCCGAATACAGCGTTGCTGCGTATTTTGCCAGCAAAGCAAGCGTTTGCGATTCTTCCGCTAATCAACGGAACCTACTTTATTAAGTTTGAAAGCGTTTATGGGAAACGCAGCAAAAATGCCGTTGGCGTGTCGATCAACATTCCTGACGCTATCCCTAGGTTCAACTTTGAGGTCATCAGGGAAGACCAAAACGCCAATGAGCCTAAGGAGTTTTTAGGCGAAGGTTTTGGCGTTTACTACGACAGTGAGTACGACGGTCTAGTTTTAGACGGTGATGGAAAAATTGACGAGATTACTGGCAATTTCGATGATTTGACAAGCGTTGATTTTATTGGAACGCGGGGAACGATTGGCACTTATCACTTTGCAAAAACGTTTGATCTTGGCGGGCGTTTCAGCGTTGACTTGAAACGTGTGATTGAATCTCGTGGGTTGTATCCATTGGATACGATCGACGATCGAACCGAGCTTATCGATAGCTGGAGTGATTTTGATGGTGCGTTGCCTGACGATACCAGTACAGAGTTATACTTCCGCACATCAGATGACGCCAGGCAGAATAGCTTTTTCCTGACGGAGGATGGCGACTATCTGCTGTTCGGTGACACTGTGTTGCCTGATCAGGATTTGGTTACGGAAGCTGGCGATACGTTGATCACGCAAGGCGGTGACACGATACAAACAAATCAAACAACAAGCGGGTTTACACAGTTCCTGCAAGCGCAAAACGATGACCAGTTGATTACAGAAGCCGGAGATTTGCTGATTACTGATCAAGTATCTGTTCCTGAAGCAGCAGGCGATGACAAGATTTTCCATGATTCCAACCTTGTCTTTGGCGATTGGATCCCAGTTGAAAACGGCAACTTTGTGGGGCGTCAGTTCCAGTTCAAGGCTGAGCTGCGTGCATTGCACCCTGACCAAACACCAATTGTGGACAAGCTGGGTGCAACCATTCAGCTTGAACGGCGTACAGAGACTGGCGGCATTGAGCAGTCGGGCACAAGTGGACTTGGCAAGGATGTGTCGTTCTTGGATGAGTTCTATACAGACGACAACACTAAGGTTGCTGTCAGCATTACCAGCTATGACATGGCAACCGGAGACATTGCTGTTGTCACGCCAGCGACTGGCTCAGGATTCAATGTCACGTTCCAAAATTCTTCTGGCACTGTGGTTGATCGCCAATTCCAGTACACAGCGGTAGGATTTGGTACGAAGCAGTCTTAAGCGAAATGGCTCAAGCCGATGGCAACTGCGCAAACGCGAGTGGATCGGCGTTTCGCTCTGATTTAAACAACCAACTTGCTGCGCTGTTTACGACAAGCAGTGGGGCGACAGCACCTGCAACGACTTTTGCTTATCAGCTATGGGCTGACACTACAGCAAATGTTCTGAAGATCAGGAACAGCTCCAACACTGACTGGGTGACGTTGCGCGGCTTGGACGGCAGCTTGTCGATTGCAGGAGACATCACAACAACAGGTGATGTTGCTACAGGTGATGGGTCGGCAGCAGCGCCATCGTTATCGTTTGGCACTGAGACCGACTGCGGTTTCTACAAGTATTCCGCCAATACGATTGGGTTTAGTACAGCTAGCACGCACCGCTTTTTTATTGGCGATAACAATGGAGCGATCACCACTGGGGATGGTGGTCATTCATTCATGTGGAATGCGACCACAAACCCGATCGAAAACAATGTCACTGGTTTTCAGATCGTAGATAACGGTCGATTAAACCTTGGCAATTTTGCGCAATGTTTGGTATTGAATCGCCATACATCCGAAGGGTCGATTGTTGGCATTAGATACAGCACAAACAGTGTTGGCTCAATCGGAGTTACAGCTAGCTCTACTTCGTTTAATACCAGCTCTGACTATCGCTTAAAAGAAAACGTTGTTGATCTAACTGGCGCCAAGGCACGTCTGAACAATCTAGACGCTAAGCGATTCAATTTTACTGTTAATCCATCAGTTACGGTTGATGGTTTCTTGGCGCACGAGGTTGCGACTGTCGTCCCAGAAGCAATTACAGGGACTAAAGATGAAGTAGACAGCGATGGAAACCCTGTCTATCAGGGCATTGACCAGTCTAAGCTTGTGCCTTTGCTTACGGCTGCGTTGCAAGAAGCGTTTGCTGAAATCGCTGCACTGACAACCCGTGTTGAGGCTTTGGAGGCTAACTGATGGCTGATCGCAAAATCTCACAGCTGACAGAGCAAACTGCACCAGCTGCTGACGACATCTTTCCAATTGTTGATATTGACGAAGCGCAAAGCGCAGATCGCAACAAAAAGATCACCTTTAAGACGATCCACAATGCGTTACCTGATGGAACGGCTGCTGTCCCGTCAATCAGCTTTTTAAGCGATGCAAACTCAACCGGCCTGTTCCGTTCTGGAACGAATGAGCTTGGATTTACGGCTGCAGGCTCTTATGTTGCCAAGGTAACGACTGCTGGATTTCAGGTTGGCACTGGAACGGCAGCTGCTCAGCTGCACCTGTTCAGTACCGACACGACTGATCAGGTCATCATTGAAAACACTGATGATGGAGCGGATACTGCGCCGGATGTGGTGTTGTATCGCAACAGTGCAAGTGCAGCGAATGGTGATGACTTAGGCAACCTTGTCTACAGAGGCCAGTGCGACATCAATCTGCCGCATGACTATGCAGCGATTGTTGCCGAGATCAAGGACAACACGCATGGCTCTCATGAAGGGTCGTTGAACCTGCAGACTGCTGTTGCTGGGACGTTGACGACTCGTCTGCGTTTGCATGGCGAAAACATTGGCATTGGTGAAACGACACCGTTGTTTCCGCTCCACATCACGGAGTCGTCAAACGACACTGGCTTATTTGTCGAGTCAAAAGAGGTTGTCGCTACGAGTGCTGCGGACATCGTTCTGTATCACCACAGGAACAATGCTGCTGGCGTTGCTGCTGATGTAATCAGCTCCTTGGTTTTCCAAGGCAATGATGATGGTGGAACGCCTTCGCAAGTTGAGTACGCCAAGGTTGAGG